GCCCATTTGCCGGCGGCTTTAGGCCACACGTTTATGTTTGGTTTACCAGCTTTGGATGTTATTAATCAAATGCGCGAACACAATTATGGCAACGCGGCAGAAAGCGGCTTAGATGCCGCAATTGGCTTAATGCCATTGCCTGTGCAAGCTGCCGTATACGCGATGCATGGCACCGAATTAAATCCCAACGAAAATGAAGAGTTGGCTGCACGAAACCAACTTCCACCATACATTTCAAAATAATGGCAAACCCAACATTACCAATCCAATCAGGTGGCAATTTGCCGTCTTTGAATCCTCGACGCGAAAAAGAAGTTGAGGAGGGTTTACTTCAAGAAGACGAAATTAGCGAACTTGAAGACGCTTTGGATTTGGATGAAAGCGAAGCTGAAGGTGAAATTATTGAGTTGGAAGACGGCTCAGTTGTAGTTAACCTTGAACAAACTAAAGGCCCGAAAGAAAGCCCTGAGTTCTACGAGAACTTGGCAGAGGTATTCGACGATGGTTCCTTGGACCACTTAGCAATTGAATACTTGGACTTTATTGATGAAGACAAAGAAGCTCGTAAGCAACGCGACAAACAGTATGAGGAGGGTCTACGCCGCACTGGTTTGGGTAAGGATGCTCCGGGCGGTGCTACTTTTGACGGTGCTTCTAAAGTTGTGCATCCTGTTATGGCAGAGGCGTGTGTAGACTTTGCTGCCAGTTCGGCGAAAGAGTTATTGCCACCTGAAGGGATTGCCAAAACCAACATCAAGGGTACGGCTGACCGCAATAAGTTGGACGTTGCCGAACGCAAGGTTAACTTTCTTAACTGGCAGTTGACCGAGCAGATTCCTGAGTACCGCGATGAAATGGAGCAACTGCTGACCCAACTGCCGCTTGGCGGTTCGCAGTTCCTAAAATGGCGCTGGGATTCGGAACAATGTCGCCCAATGTGCGAATGGATCCCGATCGATAACATCCTGTTGCCATATGCATCGACCAACTTCTACACATCGCAGCGTGTAACTGAGGTTCAGGACATTACAGAGGACGAGTTCCTCCAGCGTGTTGAGGCGGGTATCTACCGCGACATTGATTCGACCTACACGTCAGACGCACCGATCGACGACCAAACGCAGTCTGAAAAAGCCAACGACAAGATTGAAGGCAAACAGTATTCGGGTAAGAACATTGACGGCATGCGCCGTATTTATGAAATTACTTGTTTCATGCGTTTGGATGACGACGACCAAACCAATGGCAAACGCGCACCGTACATTTTGACTATTGATGAGTCAACCAGCAAGGTGTTAGCTTTGTACCGTAACTGGGCTGATGGGGACGACAAATTTGAAAAATTGGACTGGTACGTTGAGTTCAAGTTTATTCCATGGCGCGGTGCATACGCTATCGGGTTGCCTCATCTCATCGGCGGTCTTAGTGCTGCTCTTACTGGCGCCCTTCGTGCTCTTATGGACGCGGCTCATATCTCCAATAGCCAGACGCTTCTCAAGCTCAAGGGTGGCCGAATTGGCGGCCAGTCGGACCGCATTGAACCTACGCAGGTTGTAGAAATCGAAGGCGCACCGGGCGTTGATGACGTGCGCAAGCTGGCAATGCAGTTGCCCTTCCCGGGCCCCTCTAGCGTCCTCTATAACCTCCTAGGCTGGCTTACAGACGCGGCTAAGGGGGTAGTGACCACCGCCGAAGAAAAAATCGGTGACGCAAACAACAACATGCCCGTTGGCACAACGCAGGCACTGATTGAACAAGGCGCTAAGGTCTTTTCTAGCATCCATGCACGTTTGCACCGTTCGCAGGCCAAGTCGCTCAAGATCATTTCTCGTATCAATAACTGGTACTTGGATGAAATGGACAACCAGTCGGGCGAAGAAATTGAAGTACGTGACTTTTCGTACAACAGTGACGTACGCCCAGTCTCGGATCCCAACATTTTCTCTGAAACACAGCGGTTGGCACAGAACCAAGCGTTGTTGCAAATGGCAAGTACGGCCCCTCCGGGCATGTTTGACCTACGTGCTGTGTACAGCCGTGTGGTAAATCAGCTAAAAATCCCGGAAGCCGAACAAATTTTGCCGAACCCACAGGGTGCCAAAGAGTCAAATCCCGCGCTGGAGAACGTTTCTATGACAATGGGACGGCCTGCTGCGGCGTATCCTGACCAAGATCACATGGCGCACATCCAAATTCACTTGGAATACGCCAAAAACCCAGTGTATGGCGGCAGTCCGATCATTGGCCCGACGTTTGCACCCGTGGCATTGGAACACATCAAGCAACATTTGATGCTTTTCTATCTCCAATCCATGCGAAACATTGTGGCAAAGGTGTCTGGCGGCAAGGATGTGCTGGATTTGCACGAAGAAAAGACTTTGGATTGGGAATCTCAGCAGGCTTTGGCCGTTGCTTCAAAGATTATCGACCAAGAGTCGCAGCAAATCATGCAGCCGTATATGCAAGACATCATGGCGCTGGTGCAAAAGGTGCAACAAATGAATCAAATGCAGCAACAAAATGCTGCCGCGGCCGATCCTACGGCACAAGTGCTGCTTAAAACGCAAATGGCCGAGACTCAACGCAAGGCGCAAGAGTTTCAAGCTAAAATGCAGGCCGAAATGGCTCAGGCCACCCAAGATTATCAAATCCGGGTCGCTGAATTGCAGCAAAAAGTGCAAGATTTGCAAACCAAGTACCAAACGCAGACCAGCATTGATAACCAACGCAACGCAACAACGATTGCCATGGCAAATATCAACAATTCTGCCAAGGAACGGATTGCAACAATCACCACCGGCGCCCAAATGGACCAACAACAGGCCCAAATTGAACATGAACAGGACATGTCGGCGGTTCAAGCGATTGACGCAGCCACACAGGACATTCGTCAGCATGGTTTAGCGATTGAGCAGCAGAATTTCCAAGCCCAAGCGCAAATGGTGCAACAACAAGCGCAACAACAGGCTCAGGCAGCGGCTCAAGCGGCTCAGTCACGGCAACAACACTTCCAGCAACTGGCTCAAAACCAACAGCAGGCACAACTTCAACCACAACAACAACCACCCGAGGATCAAAATGGCGAATAAAAAACAAAGCGGCGGCGAATTGGGCTTCCGTAAGACCTACCAACAAACTGGCAACATGGGCTACGCTGGTGGCCCCGGCGAAACCGGCCTTGATGCAGGCCCCGCTGGCTCGCACCGCGATAACAACTGGAAAATCGGCGCTGCTCAGGCAAAACTGACCAAACCTTCGAAGATTGGTCCAGATAAAAACCTGAAAGACATCGGCGGCGGCAATTTTTATTGATGCATTAAGGGCGGGTATTTTCCGCCTTGTGTATTAATAAAGATATGAAGGATATTGTATCTGAAATGATAAAGCGTTTGAAAAACGCTGATAAAGATTTAACCCTAGCAATTTCGTCAGGTGTTAATGTTCACGATTTTGCCTCTTACCAGAGGTTAGTTGGACAAAAAGTTGGTATCCAAGATGCATTGGATATTATAAACCAAATCCTTAGCGAAGACGAAGAGGATATGTAAGTAAACGCCGTAAGGCGTAAGGAGCACTGTAAAGTGATTGACTTTAAACAAGGCGACGAGCCTGATTTGCGTTCGGAAAAAGAGTGTTTTCCGGATGTAGATTGTGGTATCGAAGTTTTAGGTGATCGTGTCTTGGTTCAACTGCGACGCGAGAAGACAACAAGCAAGGGCGGCATTATTTTAGTTGATGAAACTAAACAAACGCTCCGATTTAATGAGACAGTAGCCAAGGTTATCCAAGTTGGACCTTTGGCGTATAAGAGCCCAGATGATTTGAGCCCTTGGATTGAAGGTCCTTGGTGTAAAGAAGGTGATCTGGTACGCACCATTAAATACGGCGGCGATCGTTATGTGATTCAACCTGATGATGAAGGCGCACCGGTAGTGTTTATTACCGTTCAAGCACGTGAGATTATTTCTAAGATTAAATCTTTCGATGCAGCGCAAAAGATGAAGGCCTTTGTGGATTAACTTTGGAAAAAGTATGAGCGAACAAGAAAAAATTGATAATATTCCGATTAAGGAACGCGAAGACGGCACAGTTCTAGCAAGTGTTGGCACCCATCCCGACGATGTGTTGGAAGATGATGAAGATACGGACGAAAAAGCGGAAGGTGGTTCGGTAGATGAAGAGGATACTGAAGCCAGCGCCGACGAAAATGTCGAAGGCGATACCGAAGACGACCGCGAGAAGATCCGAGAAGCAAGGCGTGAAGAGCGTCGGCTGAAAAAAGCACTGCAAAAAGAACGTGATGCGTCTGCCAAACATAAAATTTCGGCGCTGGAGCGACGGAACGAAGAACTGGCAAAACGATTGGCTGCTGTAGAGAACACGGCTGTATCATACCAGTTTGCGCAGATTGATAAGGCGGTTGAAGACGAGGCAACTCGGGTTGAATACGCCAAAATGAAGATGATGGAAGCTGCACGTAATGGCGATGCAGCGGCTCAGGTTGAGTACTTGGAGGCTTTGACAGAATCCAAGCAAAAACTGCAGCAACTCCAGCATTATAAGAAACAACAAGTGGACGCCGCAAGGAGTCCCAAACAAAACGTGCCTAATGTGGCATCGTCTGAGATTCAACGTAACGCCACAACGTGGTTAAAGAAGAATTCTTGGTACGATCCCCAAGCACGTGATACAGATAGTAGAATTGCCAAAGTAATTGACTCCGAACTCGCTGCCGATGGGTGGGACCCAGCAGACCCAGAATATTGGGACGAGTTAGATAGTCGTTTGTCAACACGTTTGCCTCACCGGTACACCGGAAAAGGCGGCAGACGAGCCAACCCCACGGCATCAAGCCGTACTGCACAGGCACAGGGCACAAAACCCGGCCAGATTACGCTAAGTCGTGATCGTGTGCAGGCCATTAAAGAGGCTGGGGCTTGGGATGATGTTAACAAACGCAATAAGATGATCCGCGCATACGCCGCATATGATCGTCAGAATAAAGGATAAATGAAATGACAAATACACGTATTAAACGCGATGTCGAAGACCGTTTGGCCGACCGCGTACAAGCAGTTCATGAGCGTCAGGCCTTAAGTGGTGACGCTAAGGCACAACGGGAGCGTCTTGAGGCCTTCCGTGACAAATGGCAGAATAGTGCACTGCCAGATATTCCTCGGGACGCAATCCCGGGAATGCATTTGTGTTGGTTGTCAACAACCAACACATATGACAGTATCGACAAACGTATGGCGTTGGGTTATGAGCCAGTTAAAGCCAGTGAACTAGGACAAGGCTTTGAGGGACTAGGCAAAATGAATTCAGGCAAGTTTGAAGGCTGTGTTTCTTGCAACGAGATGATTCTTTTCAAATTGCCGGAAGAAGTTTATCAAGAAGTAATGAAAATGATGCATTTAGAGGATCCCCTTGAGCATCAGCGCAATATTACCGCAGCGGTTCGTGATACGGCCCAAGACGGAAAAGGCGGTCGTTCTATTCTTGAAGGCGGAATTCTGGAAATGGAAAAGGAAACTCGAAAAGCGAGTAGCAATATTCGTTTCCAATAACAACTTCAAAATAACAAAGGAAAATATGTCCACAGTATTTCAACCCTTTGGTCTGAAGCCAGTGTATCATCCAAGTGGTTTGGATCGTGCTACGGCATTTGCAGGTACTAATACCTACAATCCCGGCACTACTTATACCGCTCCGTACTCACTGTCCTCCGGCCAATCTTTCTGGCAATTCCAACCCGTGGCTATTACTACCACAGGTCAATTGACAATCGCTGCACAAAATGCTTCGGGCTCTGGCTCTGGCAAAGTGTTCGGCGTGTTTGATGGCGTCGAGTACACCAACTCTGACGGTCGTCGTTCTGTTGCTAAGTACGCATCCAAGACAACTTTGGACGCTTCTACCAACATCATTTTCTGGATCTTCTCTGATCCCGCATTGGTGTATGAAGCTCAAGTCAATGGTTCTGTTACTACAGCAGCTATTGGTACAGAGTACAACTTCGACACGACCACTGGTTCTACAGTGACTGACGGTTACGCAATCGGCAACGGGGGCGCTGGCTTCTCGACCGCCGCTTTGTTGGCAACTTCTGTCGGTACAGGCAACCAAGGTCAAGTTCGTGTTGTTGGTTTGGGCCGCGAAGTGGCTTATCCCGGCGGTTATAATAACGCTTGGGGTGACGCTTACACAATCGTGCAAGTTCAAATCTGCAATAACCAATTCGCTGCCGCCTCGGTATCGGTTTAATTAATTAACGAAAGGATATAAGCCATGGCAACCCCAATGCGCAGTACGGACTTTCGTGCGGTAGTCGAACCGATTATCAACGAAGTCTTTGACGGTGTTTATGAACAACGTGCGGACGAATGGAAAGGATTTGTTGAACAAATCCAAGGTATTCCCCGCAACTACCACGAAGAAGTGATGTTGTACGGCATGAATGCCGCCCCAGCTATGCCTGACGGCACTCCTGTCAGCTATGACCAAGGCGGTACTCTGTACATCACACGTTTCATCTATCAAATCTATGGCTTGGCTTACGCCTTGACCAAAGTGTTGATGGAAGACGGTGACCACATCCGTATCGGTAGCACTTTCGCTAAACACTTGGCTCAATCGATGATTGAAACCAAGGAAACTTTGTGCGCCAACTTGTTGAACTTCGCGTTCACCAGCGGCTACATCGGCGGCGACGGCGTGACCTTGATCAACACCGCTCACCCCATTGCTAACGGTGGTTCTTACTCTAACCAATTGTCTACCGCTGCTTCTTTGAGCCAAACTTCTGTTGAACAGTTGTTGATTCAAATCCGTAGCGCCGTTGACAATAACGGTAAGCGTATCCGCCTGAAGGCTGAACAACTGGTGGTTCCTCCTGCTTTGGAATTCCAAGCTGAAGTGATCCTGAAGTCTGTTCTGCGTTCCGGCACCGCCGACAACGATCTGAACCCGATCAAGTCTACCGGCATGTTGCCTAAGGGCACTCACGTCGTGACTCGTTTGAGCTCTTCTAAAGCATGGTGGATTCAAACCGACGCTGAAAACGGTTTGATGTTGGTTATGCGTCGTCCCATGGAAAAATCTATGGAAGGCGATTTCGAAACCGACTCTATGCGTTACAAAGCCACCGAGCGTTATGCTACCGGCTGGCACGATGCCCGTAATATTTACGGCACACAAGGCGTTTAATCTAAAAGATTAACACCCTAAAAACCCCCGACTTAAAAGGTCGGGGGTTTTTTATTTTAGGGCGATATAATCTAAATGTTTGCATTAATAGGAATAGGAAGTTCGCCCCCAACAGGGCCCCGTCGCTTCCCGGGGCTACGATCAAGCGACTGAGTGGGGCTAAAAACTCTTGATAGGAAAAATCAAATGTCAGTTACTTTTAATCAGCCGATTCGTGTTTACAAATATAACAACCCCACGAATAACGGCACTATTGCTCCTGATAACTCAGGCGCTGTTCGTTGCTCACAGCAATCTTACATCACCAATCCCATCGTTGGCACCACTAGCGGCGCCACCACGCTGACTACAGCCGATATTGGTACTACAACCGTTACTCCTTTCGTGTTGCCCGCTGGCGCAATCATTGAAGGCATTGCGTTGTACCAAGACACTGCAGCCACTGGCCTGACCGGCGGCGTGATCACTGTGTCGATCGCACAAACTAACCCCTCCACTGGCAACGTGACAACTACCGCTATTGGTACAATCACTCCCACAGCCGCTGGTGGCCGTATTGCTGGCGTGTTTACTGCTACAGCAGCCACCGCAGCCATTTTGGAAAACATCGGTTTGGTTGACGCCACGTTGACTTTTAGCGCAGCTACTGTGTCGGCTAACACCGGCACCTTGGGTGGCGTTATCTCCGTGGATTACACCGCACGTAATTACACTGGCTCGATCATCAACGTCGGCCAAGGCTACACCAACCAATAATTAATTACCTTGGGGGCCTTGTGCCCCCGATTTAACTTATAAGGAATTAATTATGGCTTCGATCTTAAAAACAAATCTTCAGCAAAATCCTTCTCCCCCGCAATCTGTAACAAAAATGGGTGCTTACGAGCCCTTTGATTTGCAGGTTGGCCGTGGGCAGATTATGGACCACATTCCCGTTGAGATTTTTGGCTACAGCGCAACTGTGGGTTCTACCGCACTGGGCCCTCTTTGGGAAGGTTTGACCCTTTCTGGCGGCGCTTATGTGTACCCCGGCTCTGCCTTGCAAATGACGTTGGTATCCACCACCACAGATACGCAAATTATCTTTGTTATGGGTTTGGACGCAAACTTTAATTTGTTGTCTGAGTACATTACTTTGACGGGAACAACTCCAGTAACAACTGTTAACTCGTATTTCCGTATTAATGGTTTGTTGGTAACTAACGGCATCAATGCTGGCACAATTACTTGCAAAAACGGTTCTAATTTGTACGCACAAATTAATCCCGGCATTGGTCAAACACAAATGTCTTTGTATACCGTACCTCGCGGCTATACATTTTATTTGAGCTATGTTCAAAGTGATTCTAGCATTGGTTTTACATCTAGCAACTACATGACATTTGTTGAATATAACAAATTCAACATTGCAATTAGCGGCGATAATGTCAATGGCTATCCTGTCAACTATGGTAGCAATACGACTGTAGTTTCACAGACACCCTTTGTGCAGACATTGAATATTCCTTACACTATTCCAGTGGCGCACGAAGAGGGTACGGACATTCAATACCAAATTAAAGCCAATACGGGTTCTCCATTTGCCGCTGATGTGTACGCCGGCGGTATTTTGATCAAGAACGACGGTCAAACTGCTTAAATGCCAGTCTTTCTTGACACCAGTAGCTACTCGGTTCTGTCTGTAGCGGTCTGTGACCGCTGCAACAGAAAATTTCCGTATGTAGAGCTAATGCCAGACCCGAATTTTCCGGGTATGCGGGTGTGCAAGGACGACTTAGATAATTTTGACCCATGGCGGCTGCCCGCTCGTCAAACAGAAAATATTGCGCTGCGTTTCCCGCGGCCTGATGTGTCTGTGGCTACGGGCCCAATTGGTGGTGACCAGATTACGACAGAAAACGGATTCCAAAACGGTAATTCGTTGTTCATTGAGGGTACAAGTGGTACGTATGCCAACGGAACAGGCGACCTGAATAAAAACAGCAACGTAGTTCCTTCGCCGATGGTTTTATACCCCTACATTGAGGTTATAACGCCCAATACGGGCCCCAAAGCTGGCGGTACTACGGTTACCCTTACCGGGGCTAATTTTACGGCTGTAAACACCGTTAGGTTCGGCGGCACATCAGCCACATTTAATTTGATCAACTCGACAACCATTGTCGCAACGTCGCCGGCCTATGCCGTTGATGGTATTGTTGACGTGGCTGTTATATCTCCATTTGGAACCGGCACGTATTACGGCGGGTTTACTTACGTATCATAAGAAGAATAAATGGCTGATCAGAGTATAACACAACTGCCAGTTGCTTTAAACCTTACAGGTAATGAGCAAGTTCCGGTTGTGCAAAACGGGGTAACCAAACAGGCGTCTGTTTCGCAGATTGCCAATGCAGCTTCGCCCGGTAAACTGATTACCAACGTCGCACTTAATCCATCAAATTACGACCTGATTTTTTACTATAGCGATGGAACAACGTCGCAAGTTGGGCCTATTCCGGGGTTTGTTTCAGCAACAATTGACTCCAACGGTCATTTGATTTTAACTGAAACAACTGGCGCAACTATTGATTGCGGCCAAGTTACTGGCACATCGGGTTATTCTGGATACAGCGGCTTTTCGGGATATTCAGGCACATCAGGCTTTAGCGGAATTTCTGGCTACTCTGGTACATCGGGCTATTCTGGTTCAGGTGTTTCTGGCTATTCTGGATATTCAGGCACATCAGGCTATTCTGGTGTAGGTACATCAGGAACATCGGGCACGTCAGGTTATAGCGGGTTTAGCGGCTATTCGGGCACTTCTGGCTGGTCTGGCATCAGTGGATATAGCGGCTATTCAGGTATTTCCGGATGGTCGGGCCTAAGTGGTTTTAGCGGATATTCGGGTATTTCTGGCTGGTCGGGTTTGAGTGGTTTTAGCGGATATTCTGGTTACAGCGGAACATCAGGCTGGTCTGGCATTTCAGGTTTTAGCGGCTATTCGGGCACTTCTGGCTGGTCCGGCATCAGCGGATATAGTGGCTTTTCGGGCTATTCTGGACTTTCTGGCTACTCCAGCTTCTCTGGTTTCAGCGGCTACAGCGGTTTATCGGGCTTTAGCGGCGTTTCTGGCTATTCAGGTACCTCAGGGTACTCTGGCTCAGGAGTAAGCGGCTACAGCGGTTTTAGTGGTTTTTCGGGTATATCTGGACAGCAAGGTACTTCGATCAACATCAAAGGTACGGTTGCCACACCGGCAAATTTGCCAGCAACTGGCAATCAAGTTAACGATGCGTACATTGTTAGCTCTAATGGCGATTTGTATGTTTGGTCTGGAACGGTTTGGAATAATGTCGGTCAGATTGTAGGACCTCCCGGCACAAGCGGCTATTCTGGCTATTCTGGGTTTGGCCTTTCTGGTTATTCTGGATACAGTGGTTTTTCTGGCTATTCTGGGTTTGGTCTTTCTGGTTATTCAGGTTATAGCGGTATTTCAGGCTATTCTGGATTCAGTGGCATTTCAGGTTATTCTGGAACCAGTGGCTATAGCGGCGCCAGCGGAATATCAGGCTACTCTGGTTTTAGCGGCTATTCTGGTATTTCTGGCTGGTCTGGCATCAGTGGCTACTCTGGCTTTAGTGGCATTTCTGGCTGGTCGGGCATAAGCGGCTATTCGGGTTTTAGTGGAATTTCAGGCTGGTCTGGTATCAGCGGCTATAGCGGATACTCGGGCTTTAGCGGCATATCGGGCTGGTCAGGTATCAGCGGCTATTCGGGCTTTAGTGGAATCTCGGGCTGGTCCGGTATAAGCGGCTATAGCGGCTCTGGCGTATCAGGCTACTCTGGATTTAGTGGCATTTCTGGCTACTCTGGCTTTAGCGGAATTTCTGGTTATAGCGGTATTTCTGGCTACTCTGGTACTTCAGGTTATAGCGGTTTCGGCCTATCCGGCTATAGTGGCATTTCTGGCTATTCGGGTTACAGCGGCTCTGGCGTATCGGGCTACTCTGGTTTTAGTGGCATCTCTGGCTACTCTGGTTTTAGCGGTGCAACAGGGCCGTCTACGCAAATTAACGCAACGGATAGCACGACGAATGCCAACTACTTTTTGGTTGCTGTTCCCGCTTTGGGATCGAACCAAACAGCGTATGGTTTTAGCAGCGATGGGTTGTATTTTAACGGCTCAACCAAAGTATTTACTTCGCCGTTCCATACTGCAACCGGCACTATTACAGGCGCCCTAACAGCCGGTGCATTTAATTATGGTACGTTAAGCTATAGCGATGTTAATATTTTTGCATCGTATACTTCAAGTGTAAACACCTATAACCAGATTGTTCTGCAAAACACAAATGCGGGATCTACAGCCTCATCAGATTATGTTGTAAGTAACAACCTTGGTACATCGGGCACATATTATGGTGACTTTGGTATAAATAGTTCTGGTTGGTCGGGAACATCGGCCACGCCGTTTAATATACCGAATGTGGTGTATGTTAGTTCAACTTCAGGGCCTTTGGCTCTTGGTTCTACCACCAGCAATCCTATTTATTTTAGTGTTAACGGTGGACTTGCTGCGACTATTGATACTACGGGGCTTTTGACTGTACCAACCGGTATTGCTGGTGGGGCATTTTAAGAATAAAGGGGATTTAACATGGCACAAAGCGGCTACACGCCGATTCTAACATACGGATCGTCAGGGGTTGGGAGTACACCCCTTGCGGCCAATTTGACGACCAGCACTAATGGCGTTGAAATGGCGCTGAACTACACTGACGGCAAATTGTTTTATAAAGACAATGCCGGCACTGTACAGGTTTTGGCGCTTAAAAATAACGCGCAAATTTCTCTGCCTACGTCGATTTCGACTGGCGGTTTGATTGTTGGTAATGGTACAAATACCACAGCGGCGTTGAGTATCGGCACAAGCGGTTATGTGTTGACAAGTAATGGCACTACATCGGCGTGGTCGGCACCGACGGGTTCGGTTGGCCCAATTGTGTATAATTTGACAACGGTATCATCTAACCAAACTATTTCTAGCGGCCAAAATGGTTTTTCTGTTGGGCCGGTTACAATCAATAGCGGTAACACAGTAACAGTGGCTTCGGGCCAAAGATGGGTGGTAATTTAAATGAGTACTATTGCAGCAGGAACAACCAGCACAACGGCGCTGGTAGAGACAGCCGATACGACAGGTAACTTGGTTTTACAAGTTAACGGCACAACACCTTCATTGACGCTTAACGCAGCGGGGGCGCATGGTGTTGGTTCGAGTGCGTCTTATGGTACTAGCGGTCAAGTATTGACTTCAGCAGGTAGTGCAGCGGCTCCTACTTGGACTACACCGGCCACTGGTGCAATGACGCTTATTAGTACACAGACTGCTTCTAATTCGGCAGCTTTGACTTTTACTGGGTTGAGTGGATATAGAGCATATTATTTGTTGTTTACAAATCTTACTCCTATAACAACAACCAATATATTATTAGCATATTTAGGATATGGTTCAACTCCGACATACATAACATCTGGCTACCACATTACATCAACTTTTTCAGCTAGCAGTACTCAATACATAACATCATCTGCATCAATTAGTTTAAGTAATGGTAATCAACAAACTGGCGCACAAAATGCATTTAATGGCTTTTTGACCATTAATAATGTTAATTCATCAACTTATCCAAGTGTTCAGTATATATCGTCTTATGGTGGTGGTTCTGTGTATTATACAGAAACAGGTTCCGGAATAATTGCCTCAACAAATGGCCCTACTACTGCAATAACAATTTATTATACTTCTGGAAACATAAGTTCGGGTTCTGTAACTCTTTACGGTATTTCTTAATAGGAATAACAAATGACCACAATCATTAATGCCTCTAACGGCTCTACAAGCGGTCTGATTACATTGGCAGATGCCTCTGGTGTTCTCCAGCTTCAAACTAACAACGGCACACCAGCACTAACGCTAAACACCACTCAGGCTTTGGGTGTAGGGTCGGGTGCTTCTTACGGTACTAGCGGTCAGGTGCTGACCTCTGCTGGCTCTGGTGCTGCGCCGACTTGGTCTACTCCAAGTACAGGGGCAATGACGTTGATTAGTACTCAGACTGCTTCTAGTTCAGCATCATTATCTTGGACAGGGTTATCTACTTACGACAAATACATTCTTATTTATGAAAATGTAATACCTGCGCAATCAAACGCGCAATTGATGGCTTTAATTGGTACTGGAGCTGGCCCAACATATGTTACTAGCGGATATTATGGTCAAGGATATTTTTCAAATTATAATAATGGTAGCGGAACAACAACTCAAGCGGCAACACAAAATAATACAGGAGGTGCATATATAGGATTTATTGGAGGTCGTTCAACATTAAATCAAACAAAAGCATCGGGTCAAATCCTTATTGCAGGTACAAATTCAAGTACTTTTGTAGAATTTTCCGGATGTCCTGGCAATTATGATACAAGTGTTTGGGAAGCGGAAACAAGTATGTTTTTTACTGGAGTTGCTGTATCTGCGTCAGTAACCGCAATAAAAATACAAATGCTTACTGGCAATATTGTTTCGGGTTCTTTTTCCCTCTACGGCATCTCATCTTAATAGGAGTAAATCATGGCATCTTTAAACGACACCATCGTTGCATATCTTACAGTCAACAACATTGCTTTCGCTCCCGGCGACTACCAAACTGGTCAGCCTGAAGGCCAACCAGATCAAGTGTTGACTTGGAACACAGCCAAGTTGGGCGCACAGCCCACACAGGCTCAACTGGACGCCGCATACACAACATATGAAGGCCAACAGATTCAAGCTAAAAACAAAACCCAAGCAACGGCTTTGCTGCAAGCTACGGATTGGTCTGTCAACGCTGACGTGACAACTGGCACACACAAGCTGACCAACCAAGCTGACTTCATTGCATACCGCAATGCTGTTCGTGCGATTGCAGTCAACCCACCTACAACACCAGCAACTTTCCCTGCTGTTCCTACAGATACTTGGAGTAATTAAATATGACCACGGTAATTTCGGGTTCATCGCCATCAGTCACGTTTAGCGACAGCACCACGCAAACAACTGCGTTCTCGGCGGCTAACTCGAATACATGGACAGCCACACAGACGTTTAACGGCTCTACAAGCACGTTTGGCACTACCCTACTGGACAGCAACGAAACGGTCAACGTGGTGGCTGCTGCGCCCTCTGCTACGACTAACTTTTACGTTCAAAGCGGCTCGGTTCAATATTACACATCAAACGCTGCTAACAACTGGACGCTGAATATCGCCTTCAGTTCTGGTACATCGTTGAACACGGCTTTGTCAACAGGCCAATCAGTAACATTTACGCTGATTACAACTCAAGGCTCTACGGCTTACTACAACAACGCTGTGACGATTGACGGTACATCTGTGACGCCTAAATGGATTGGTGGCGCTCCTAGTGCTGGTAATGCTTCTGGTCTGGATGTGTACCGCTATGCTGTGGTTAAAACAGGAAGTGCTGCATATACCGTATTGGCAAGCCTGACACAATACAAATAAGGAATAGCGATGCCATTGCAACAAACCTCGGGTAATGACACGCAAGATGCGTATGGCGGTGGTAAAGCCGTTGTTCCTGTTTATGTAGAGAATGTGTTTAGTACCTATTTGTATACGGGTACGGGCGCTACTCAAAGCATTACGAATAGCATTGACCTTTCCACTAAAGGTGGAATGGTTTGGATTAAAGACAGGACAACAAATAGTACTAATAACAATTTATTTGATACTATTCAAGGCGCAACTAAATTAACTCATTCAAATACAACAGCAGCTACAGTTACTGATACAAATTCGTTAACCGCTTTTAATACAACGGGTTTTACGCTTGGATCAGGTAACACTTCTGGTAATCAAGTAAACACATCTGGCGATAATTTTGTCTCATGGACATTCCGCAAGCAGCCAAAGTTCTTTGATATTGTGACGTATACGGGTACGGGTTCTGCCCACACGATTTCTCATAACCTTGGCTCGGCTCCAGGTTGCATTATTGTTAAACGTACTGACACGACAAGTAATTGGCAGGTTTATCACAGTGGATTAACGTCTGCTGCATATAGCATTCAGTTAAATTTGGCTAATGCTCAAGCAAGTGCACCTACTGTATGGAACAGCACAGCGCCGACAAGCACTGTGTTTAGCGTAGGAACTGATGCAACAGTCAATGCGTCTGGCGGCACTTACGTTGCCTATTTATTCGCCTCTAATGCAGGGGGCTTTGGCCTGACGGGTACAGATAACGTAATTACTTGCGGTTCATTTACGACTGATAGCAGCGATAATGCAAGTGTTAATCTTGGTTATGAACCACAATGGTTAATGGTTAATTGTGTTTCTGCTGCTAGCAATTGGTATATGTTTGATGTAATGAGGGGCTTCAGTCAAACTACACTTTTATATTTAAACCCAAATCAAGCGCAATTAGAAAATTCAGCAAGTAATTCTCCGAGTTATTTGATACCCAACGCAACTGGATTTGCAACAGGACAAGCTGGGTTTTTTGCTCCTAATCAACAAATAATCTACATAGCCATACGCAGAGGCCCAATGGCTGTGCCTACTGACCCGACTAAGGTGTTTAAGCCTGTTGTAGTAAATAGTCCAACATCAGGACAACTAGAAACAACTAACTTTCCTGTTGATCTTTTGATCGAAGGTGAAAATAGTCAAAGCACTTCAGCTTATTGGTATGATATTGATAGACTAAGAGGCTCATTGTCAACAAGTTCTGCTACTTTATTTACTAATGTTGGTCGTGTTGAATCTACCACAACAAGTGGTTTTGGTTTTGATAGCAATGTTGGAGTTACGGATTATCACAATAGTTCTTTAGGTGTTGCTGACAATGTAACTTATTGGAATTTTTCTAGAGCACCTGGGTTCATGGATATTGTTTGTTATTCAGGTACTGGTTCGGTGCAAACAATAAATCATAATTTAAATGCAATTCCGCAACTAATTTTTGTTAAAGCTAGAACCGGCTCAAGTGCTGGTTGGTATGTTTACGTTTCATCACTTGGAAATACTGGATATGTTAAATTAGATGCAACAAATGCTTTTGCGACAGATTCAACTGTATGGAATAATACAAACCCAACATCAACTAATTTTACAATTGGAACTTCACCCAACGTAAATAGTTCGGGTGGAACACTTGTAGCATATTTATTTGCAACATTAGCAGGTGTTTCATATGTAGGTTCATATACAGGCAACGGAACAGGGCAATCAATAGCTTGTGGATTTGGTGCTAGTGGTGCAAGGTTTGTTTTAATTAAACGCACTGACTCATCAGGTAATTGGTATGTTTTTGATAGTGCAAATGGTCTTACTAGTTCTTCAAGCCCATATATTTGGTGGAATTCAAATGCTGCACAAACAACAGGTAACAACGGTGTTTACGCATCTTCTGGCGGCTTTACATTAGGCGCAACGGCAATCACTACAACCAATATTGCAACCGCAAGCTATATCTTCTTAGCTATCGCATAAGGACAAATCATGCAAATTCGACTACGCTCAAACGGACAAGTAATGTTTGAGGAAGCATTCCGCCAATACATTGCTTCCAACGGTGGCCCTTCATGGGGTCAAACTACGACTGAAATTCTTGACGAATTGCAAGCCGATGTTGTATTTGATGGGCCTAGTCCTACGCTAACACACTGTCAAGTTGCTAGTGCTGGCCCTGCTATTGAAGAAAACGGTCAATGGTACACATCGTTTGTCGTGACTGACATGGACGCTGACGCCAAAGCAGCAACTGACGCAGCCCAAGCCGCATCGGTTCGCCAACAGCGCAACGCCAAGTTGACAGCTTGCGATTGGACACAAGTTGCTGATGCGCCAGTAGATAAAGCAGCATGGGCAACATACCGTCAAGCCTTGCGTGATTTGCCTAAAGAAGCTGGCTTTCCTTGGGAAATTACTTGGCCTACAGCGCCAACAGCATAAATTTAAACAAGGCGGTTTTGAGGGATTTTTGCATTAATATAGGTGACGGTTAAGCGAAAATTCCTCAAACTTTTATACTGTAAAGTATATGCCTAAAAAATATAGCGTTGTAATACCAACTTACAACAACTGCGAAAGATACCTCAAGCCTTGCATTGAGTCGATCATCAAATACACCGACATGTCAGATGTCGAGTTGATAATCGTAGCAAATGGATGTCAAGATGCCACCAAGGCCTACTTGAATTTTCTTCAAGCCACCGGCTTGGATTTCATTGCCCTTTGGGATGATAAGCCACTTGGGTTTGCCAAAGCTGCTAATGCGGGCACTAAAAAGGCCACAACCGACAAAATTGTGTTGTTGAATAACGACACGGTGTTGTTGGAACAGCCAAAAAACAAATGGCTAGAACGCTTGTGTATCGGTGATATATCAGCAGTTCTAACGCAACGCTCCAAAATTACAAACGAGCCATTTGGTGTCTTTTTCTGTGTAATGATTCAGAAAAAGGTATTTGACAAAATTGGCCTATTAGACGAACAGTTTAACGTTGGTGGATGCGAAGACATTGATTTTTGCAAACGGGCCCTAGATGCGGGTTTTAAGCTGGCTGATGTGGGTTATAAAGGTGACTTCCCAATCTTCCATGTGGCTGAAGGCACTGTGCATGACGAAACGTTAGTTAAAGACTGGAAACAAACGTTTTCAGACAACGAAGTCAAACTGGCAAAGAAGTACAACAACATGGACTGGTACCGTTGGTACTTGTCAAACAATTATGAACGCGCTGTGTTCCTTAAAGGCGACCCAGTGTTTTCAAGAGAAACACAGCGTTATGAATGGGCGGCTCGTAACCTAAAAGGCGGCCAAGTTTTGGAGATTGGATGCTCCACGGGCTACGGTTACCAGTTTTTGCCAGAAGATGTTACGTACATGGGGCTGGATTACGACCCACAGATTGTGAAAGTGGCAAAAGAGCAACAGTGGTCTGACAACGCAACTTTTTATTATGCTGACATTAACACATTTGAGTTGGGCAGGTATAACACAATCATTGCCTTTGAGGTGATTGAACACCTTGATAATGGCTTGGAAATTGTTGAAAAGCTAAAAGGCCATTGCAAACGGTTATTAATTTCGGTGCCGTACGATGAGCCCAAAGGTTTTTGGGGCGAACACCACAAACTGCATGGTTTGACGGAAAAAGATTTTCCGGGGTTTAAGTTTACATATGTTGACTTTGATGGTAACATATCTGACACGCTGAATAGTGTGTCTTCTGAAAACCCCGCCAACTTAATGCTGTGTATCTACGATAATGAGTAAAGTACTTTGCTCGGTGGCAACCCGAGGCCGTTATGATACGACGTTGCCGATAGTGTTGAATGCAATCATCAACCAAACCAAACTGCCAGATAAATTAATTATCTTTGACGACAACGATGTATTCAAAGATGTGCGCGGCCAGTTGGTGTATGATTATTTTTTCAAAATATTAGACCGCAAAGGCGTTCCTTGGGAATGGCGTGAAGCGGAGAAAAAAGGTCAGCACCACATCCACCACCAAGCCAACGTGATGGGGTATGACTGGGTTTGGCGTGTAGATGATGACGCAGTGCCAGAGCCAAATGTTTTGGAAACGTTGTACGAATACACCAAAATATATAAAAATTTAGGTGCGGTTGGTGGCGCTGTGTTAACACCGCCTGATTTTCCAGACACATCTAAAGTAACCGGTAAAATCAATGACATTTTTGACGAGCCTAACATTCAATGGAATGTTATAAAAGAAGTTAAAAAGGTTGATCATTTACACTGCACGTTTTTGTACCGGGCAGGTATTTGTGATTACAACTTAGGTTTATCGCGTGTAGCGCACCGAGAAGAAACATTGTTTACTTGGGCGTTGCATCAAAAGGGATATGACTTATTGGTTGTGCCCAATGCAATAACGTGGCACATGAAGAACCCCCAAGGTGGAATTCGTGCCGAAACCAACATGGATTTGTATCGACACGATGAGGAAATATTTAAAAACTTCCTTCGCTGCGCTGATGCAACGATTGTTGTTCTTAATTGCGGCCGCGGTGATCACGTTGTATTTAAAAGAATACTGCCGTTGATCAAAAACCCCTTGGTATTTACGTGCTATCCAGAAATTGTTCCGGGGGCAAGTCTTAGAGATGCCTATAACTATTTTGGTAGCATAGAGCAGTGGAATGTGTACCGAAAAATGAGCCAATGGAATTGGCGAGACACATTAGAAAACGGTTTTAGAAAGCTGTATCTATGATCTTAATTTCTCCATTCGCACAAAGATTGCATGATAGTAGGAATCCAAAAAACTATCCTTTTTGGAAAGAGCTAATTGCTCAAATTGATGAGCCAATTGTCCAAGTTGGGCTTGATGGTGAAGAGCAACTTGTTGAGGATTTTAGAAAAAATCTTTCATTGGATCAGTTAGCAGAAATTATTAAAGAATGCAGAATCTGGATTTCATGCGATAGTTTTTTACAACACTTTGCATGGGACTTTGGCAAAAGAGGAATTGTTTTGTGGGGCCCGTCGGACCCATTGATATTTGGCTATCCAGAAAATGTTAATTTATTAAAAGATCGTTCGTATTTAGTTGAAAATCCGTTCACTTCATGGGAACTCATTGAACATAAAGACGAACGTTTTGTTGAGCCTGAAATTGTTTTACCGTATTTAAAATAGGAACCACCATGACTACCATCGCAGAAAACCTTCTTGCATCCATCGAATCAGAGTTAGAGGTTTTAAAATCTCTGCCTAAAGCTGTTGAGCCTGAACCTACCCCCGTGGTAGAAGCCACTCCCGCTCCCGTGGTAACCACTCCGGCCGAAGAATTGGCCCCTTGGCGCAAGATGGTTTTGGACCAAGCTGCAGAACGCCTAGCGCGGGAAACGGCTAAATAAAATGGACGTTCAGACCCTTATCAATACGGTCCTTCCGATTGTTTGTGTGGCAATGGGTTGGTTTTGTAAAGAACTCTGGGATGCTGTTCAAGATCTTAAAAGCGACCTTGGCGACCTACGCACCCATTTGGCAGAGAACTACATGCATAAGTCGGATTTTTCTGACCGTTGGGATGAGGTTCTGAAAGCTGTTCACCGAATTGAAGACAAACTGGATTCAATACGAAAATGAGTGAATTCAAGCGATTCTTTGTAGACCTGTTCACCGAAGATGACAATAACACATGGTGTATTGCCCGGGTTTCTGCATTTATATCGGTTGTTTCATTTATTGCGCTTGGTATTGCCCACGTCATCATAAACCACCAGTTCCAGCCCTCTGAGTATGGGGTTGGGATTGGGTCGTTGCTTGGTGGCGCCGGCGTTATGATCGGTGGAAAGGCCGCAACTCAAAAAGATGTGGAAAAACTTAATTGAAGGTTTAACAGGCGCGGTAAGCGGTTTGTATGCTTACCTTATTGTGTTTATAGCCTCCCTAGCTTTGGGAGGCTTTTTAGGTTATGACTTTACATCTAAGCATTACCAGAATAAAATTGCACAAAGCAGTTTAGCAGCAGAAAGGGAAAAGAATGCAATTCAGCAAAAAGGCGACCAGTTGGTTGCACAATACGTTAGCCAGCTTAATGTTTTATCTGACAATCTTGCCAGCGTCCAAAAGCAAGTTCCCAAGGCGGTCCAGATTATTCGAACAGTTCAAGTTCCAATTGACCCAACAAAGCCCCTGTCTCCAAGCAATGCTGAATCAGTGGTTGTGGATGACGATCGTGGTTGTGTCGTTTCTAATGGCTTTGTCAGGCTGTTCAACGCCAGTGCAAGTGGTGAAACCTCAAGCCCCAGCGGCGATGATGGAACCCCCTCCGAAGTTGACATTGCTACCCTACTCTCCGCCATCGCAGAAAACAACATCAAATACAACAAAGTAGCGCAGCAACTGCGCGACTTGCAGGCGTTTGAGGCAGCCAAATAATGGCTATTGCAAAGTCTACGTACGATGTAATTGTTGGTTTCGAGGGTAAAAGACGCCGCGCCTACAAAGACACCAAAGGTTTATGGACGACTGGCATAGGCCATTTAATACTGCCTAACGAGGAATATCTGATTGCTGCTGAATTAACAGATCAGCAGGTTGAAAATCTATTCGAAAAAGACGCGGCTTGGTGCGAAGATTGCATTAATGATAATGTAAAAGTACCGATTACCCAAAATCAAAAAGACGCGCTATTTAGTCTTTGTTTTAACATTGGCAAAGAACATTTTGAAGAATCCACGTTATTGCGGGTTTTAAATAACGGCAATTACAAGGAAGCGGCCGATCAGTTTCTCCGCTGGAATAAACCAGAAGAATTGACCGAACGTCGCAAAAAAGAACGAGCCCTATTCCTACGTGGAATTTAGGGCTAAATTGCCTGTTTTTATGCATTAATAGAAATAGGGATTGATCACCCTTTTCAATATTTAACCTAGGAAAATACCATGGACGGATTCAAAACACTACCCAAAATGCAGCACTTCAAAGAAGGCGGCCACGCTAAGGCAGAATACTGCGGCGGCGGTATGACCAAGATGAAAGAAGGCGGCGACGTTGACATGAAGCAAGATAAGGCCTTGATTAAAAAGGCTTTTAAACAGCATGATAAAGCTGAACACGATAAAGAACCTACAGAAATTAAGCTGAAAAAGGGTGGCCGTTCCAAGAAGGAAAAAGGCACCGTGAAGAAATTTAAGTCTGGTGGTGAAGTTAAGAACGTCTACGAAGCCAAAAAATCTTCTGGCGACTTGGACAACATTGAAAAAGTCAAAGACATCAAGCCCAAAAAAGCTGCTGCACCTTCTAAGGCAGCAGAAAAGCCCGCCATGAAGGGCTCGGACGTTGCTAAAGAAAAAAGCAAGCCCGCTGGCGACGCCGAGAAAATCAAAAAGGTTCCCCCTACCGGCAACAAAAAAGCCGAAGCTGCTTCTGGCGCAAAAGAAATGCCCAACAAGTACAAGACTGGTGGTGAAGTAAAAAAGTATGCTGACGGCCGCAAAGTGAGTGATCCCAACGCCGTCGCAGCTAAAGCCAACATGGAATTGGAAGACGCGTTGAGCCCGATTAGCATGGCGCGTGAACTTGCTCGAAAAGCAAAACATTATGTGAATCCACCGTTGCCCGCCGGTTATGGCAACCTTGGTATGCCCGGTCAATTGCCGGTTAGCCCTAGCATGAACCAGTATCAAATGCAGGCGCCTCAAAACCCCGGCATGCAGCCTCCCATGCAGCAAGGTATGCCCCAACAAGGTATGCCCCAACAA